AGTCCATTTCTTTCGTTGGTTTTAGTTAAATCTGTTTGACTAAAGTCACCACAGAAGAATATTTTTGAATCTTGTCCTACTCTTGTGATGATAGTATCTAACTCATGGAAATTTAAGTTCTGACATTCATCTACTATGATGATTGAATTGTCAAATGTTAAACCTCTTAAAAATGATGTAGATACAAAGTGTAAACTTCCTTGTCTTTTTAGAGCATCATACAAACCTCTGAATGCATCTTCGTTTGGTTGCTTGAACATAAATTGTACCATGTTTGAATATGGTATTTGGTATAATGCAGCTTTATCTTCTTCATCGCCTGGTAAGAATCCAATTTCTCTTGTTGGTATTAATGAACGAACAATAACTACTCTATCAATAGATGTTCCTTGTTTAAGTGCTTCTTGTAATGCAAGATACAAAGTTACAAATGTTTTACCTGTACCAGCACATCCAAAAAGAAAACCATTCTTTCCTTTTTTGTGACCTTCGAATACTAATTTTTGATTATCTGTGATTGGTTCAATTTTTACTAAATCACTAGAATTGATTTCTTTCTTCTTTGACATGATACTATTTATCCTCTAAATTTTTTTCCAACTTTCATTATATAAACACATTCTTATACTTTTATTTTTTGTATATATTTTTTCTTTATCATTCTCTGTAATTTTATGAACTTCATATACAAATTGAGAACCTAATAATTGTACTACTTTTCCTGATGCAACTCTCCTCATACCTGGCTCAGAATGTTCAATTATATTACCTACTTTTGGTTGTGCCATATATTTTTACCTATAAAAGTAGGGATTAACTAATCCGTCAGTTAATCCCCTGTGTATAATCTATTAGTGAAAATATATTGACTATATCACAATACTATTTATACTATGGTGTCCTTTAAATTGTATTTCTTAACAATATTTTCTTTTTTAATATCCTTTGCTGACCTTCTTGAAAATCTATCTGCCAGTGGTGTTTTAGGATTCCTTTCTGCAATTTTCTCTAGTGTTTCTTTAAATCCACCATCCATTTTTTTGACTATATGGTCACCCACAAAATGTGGTGCAGTCATGACTGGTTTAATCTTTGGATTATTTTTTAGATAATCATCCTTTTCAGCAATCTTCATTACTTCATCATACTGTTCACCAGTTTCAATTATTTCAAATGTGTATGTTGGCATTACTCCCCCTTTGGATATTCTTGTTCACCTAGTTCAGGTTCTAATTCTTCAATTAAAGATTCTAATTCTTCTATAGATTGAAAAAATGTATCACAATTCTTTTCCATAAATTCAATTCTTTCATTCAATTTTCCTACAGTCTTTTCTAAGTTTTTAACTGCTAGTTTTAATCCAGCAATATCTTCTGCTTGTTCTTTACTATTATATACTTCCATACCATTCTGGCCTCGTTCTATTTTTCCAATTTGCAAACCCATTCTTTTCATTTATATAGTAGTTTCTATAAGCTTCTATAGGATTGCCTATCACTTTGCAATAATCTGGCATTGCCTGAGGTAACTCAGTCAGTCCAATATCTTTAATATTGCTTGGTGCTCTAAGTAGACTAATAGATGGTCTTGATGCGCCATGTATTTTTCCGTATCTATGTGTGTACTCTGCAAGACAAGCCATATAAATCTGGTACATCAAACGATAATTTGATTTACTTTCACGCACCCAAACATTACAAGGATGATTTACATGACTTGCTTTATACAATACACTTTCCCTTTCATCAGGTAGTTTCCACCTTTTGATTCTATGATTATTTTTTGTTCTGCCTTCATACAATTCACCATCTATTACTCTGTGTGCAGTAGATAATAATTGTGCATATTCTGTTGCCATTTTAACCACATGTTTATCAACATGCCATTTGACATTTTGTATTGGGTCTTTATGAAGATAAAATATATTCACTTAACAACTCCTTAACTTTCTTTAAATTCTTATACTCTAATACACTTGCACTCATACTGTCAACAGCACCCTTAATTAGTCCATAATCCCACTTTAATACATCTTCTAATGGATATGTGTCCACATGTATTAGGAAGGCTGCAGTGGTGTCTTTTGTGACTGTAACAGTCCTCTCATGTTCAACTCTAAAGGTTAAATCATCTAGTGAATCAAAATCTGGTTTCTCATACAATGGATGATTACTATAACCATCTAGTGATGATATACCCCAAGTATATCTGTGATATGATTGCTCACTTGTCATGGCTCTCATGATACCATCAGATGCACGAACTAATGCCTCATTATCTGCAATAGGTTCGTGTAATTCTGCTAGGGTTTTTCCCATTTTTTCACCAGCGTTCCATGATGATGGGAATGCTACAAAGCATGCCTCAAGTTTTCCATTATGCATAATAACAACATCATCCTCGATTGCTAATCCTAATTGTTTCACATCATTACATTCGGTGAATACTTGATAATTATTTTTTGTGTTAAACAGTCCTAATTTTGCAGCTGTTTTTTCAACTAAATTTTCTTTAATTGCTGTTGGTGTTTCAAACCAAATATTTTTACCTAGATTATTTAACTCTATTAATTTTTGGTTTTGTATTTCTAGATTAGTTTCGTTTACATTGAATGATGGTTTTTCACATGTATTGAAAATTGGTTTCATATCAAATGGATTTCTAATTACATGTTCAAACATTTTCTTTAAAACTTTTTTCTTCTCGTTCTCTCATTTTATTCATATCATAATAAATTATTTCTACTATAACTACACCAATAGTTGCAGCTATATAAATCATTATGTCACCTCTTTTATTTCTTGTACCACACTTTTTGGTATAATTGTAGAATTGCCACATTCATCAATACTACCATCATCTTTAAAATTAAAATCTGAAACAATTCGAATCATTTCATCATCATCACTAATTAAGAAACCAGTACTAAGACATCTTGGTAGACTGTCTTCTTTTACATCTTCAGTGCTTCTCCATGAACTATCAGACTGAATATCAATCCAATATACATGAACAAACTTATATGGTATTTTTTTAATTGCTCTACTCATAATTTAAACCTATAAGGTGTCCATGTCAACTCTTGATGAGGTCGAGAGAGAGTGAGTTGACATGAACGGGAATCTTTATCCTCATTATTAACCATTATGACAGGTCTAACAAGACTTGTCAAGTACTTTATACGCCAGATGCACTACCAGGTGCCTGTGGATATACTGGTGCTTCTTCTTGCATGAAATTTTCATCCCATTTGAAAGCCTCTCTTACTACATCTTTCGATAAACCTTTATATACTTGATGTAATTTTTTATCTTTTGCATCACATAATACTTGTGCTTCAGATTCGTGTAAACCTTCACACATTTGAATAAACATTCTTTCTTTTTGTGCTTGTGCTGTATCGCTATCTGCACCTTTGATAAAATGATATAACTTTCTAGATTCAGCTTGAAGCATAGTATGTTCTGTTCCCATAGGGGCATCATTCTTTTTATATGGTACTACACCTTCTGGTATCACCCATTCAATTTTTGGGTCAAAAGATGCTTTCAATACCATTCTTAATCCACTGTTATCATTAATTATTAGTATTGCTACTTTTTCTGATTTTGTTTTTGCTTTATGTACTTTGTCAAGTACTTCTGAAAACAATAATGTATAATTACCATTTGCCATTTTAAAATTCTCCAATTTGTTCAGTTAAACCTTTCAGTCTTTTTTCTATAAAATAATTTAACAATTTACTTCTATCGCCACAAGTGGCACCTTTGAAATCATCTAGAATAGATTGTTCTAATTCCTCTGGAATATTATCCAAATTAATTAAAGCATCATTTCTTTGAAAATTTCTTTTCAACTCATCATTTAAATCATCAATGTCTTGAGCTAATATACTATTCAACTTTTTAATAGTTAAAGGTCTTTGCCTCAAACCATCTGTAAAAGTATGGTCAGGCGACAGCACATTTGGAACGCCATCTGATTTATCACCTTTTAGTATATGTTCTTTTATATAGACAACTGGGTCAAACCCATTTATATGTTTTTTAGTAATTGGACTGTATTGTCTTACATTCTCATATTTTTGTAACTGTATAAAGTCTTTATCACCAGATACAATCATGATTTTTTCACTTTGATAATGTTTACATACTATTGCAATTACATCATCTGCTTCTGCCCCATAAGTTTCAACAACTTTGTAGGGTAAAAATTCTCTTACTTCCTCTTTAATCTGATTCAAAACTCCGAATATACTATCCCAGTCTTTGCCATCTGATTCTCTAGTTTTTTTACGATTCGCTTTATATTGTGGAAATACTTGTTTACGCCAATATGACCTTGAATCATATGTCAATACCAATTCACCAAAGTCTTCATTAAACATAGTACGATATGCTCTTACAGAATTTAATATCATATGCCTAACCATTTCTTCATCCATTTTACCATCATTCATATTTAAATGCATCATTAAAGATGCAAGTGAAATCTGATTCATGTCAACTAATATCATATTAAACTCCCAATTTAGAAAGGGTGGCCCGAAGACCACCACGAACTAATTCTTAATTAATTAAGAAGCGTATCCTACGCCGTTACCATAAAGTGCTTTGATTCCAGCAGCGATAATTGTTTTATCAGCTCTGCCATTCATAAGTACAGCACCTACACCAGCATTAATAATTGCTTGTGTTGGTTCACCCATACGATACGAAGTACCTGAATCACCTTTATTAGTATAAATCATAAGACCTGTTCTTCTTAATTTATCCACCATTGCTTGTGGCGAAGTTAGGTCAAATGTTGTTCTTAATGTTTTCCATGTAATTACATCACCTCTTTCGAAGGCATTAATTACTCTTTGTGTTTTTGAAAGTTTCTTTCTTCCCATATTATAATCTCCTATGATTATTGTCGTTTATAACTAAGTTTAAGCCTCGTATAGTCATATCGGCTATTACATTATCGTAATTCTTAAAATTCGTTTCCATTATCATCATCATCTTTTTTCTTTGATAATTTTTTATTTCTTTTTTCATTCATAGACTCATCTACTTTAAATTCATCACTTGGTTTCCAGTCAGATATTTTATCTGTATCTGCTTCGAAGATTATTTCATCTTCATTAAATTCTTCATTTTTTATTTCTTCAGCCATGTCTACCAAATCAGATAGAAGTGGCGTATCAAATCTCGAATAAT